AATGTCAAAATATTTTAATTACTTTCCAAAAACAATCTATACTTCAAATGATTCTGGTTCAGTTGATTTGGTTACCAATATCACATCTCGTTTTGGATTTGGCCAATCATTTAAGGATAACACTTCAGTTTATTACAAATACGATGTAAAAGATAGTGATACACCAGAAATTATTGCTGCTAAAATATATGGTTCAGCAGAAAAACATTGGGTTATATTGTCGTTAAACAACATTATGGATCCTCAATTTGATTGGCCATTACAATATGACACTTTGATTAAATTTATTGATGCTAAATATACAGCTAATGCAGCAGTTAATCAAACTGGAATAGATTGGGCTAGATTAAACACACATTCATATTATAAAATTGAAACAAGAACAACTGATTTAACAGGTGCATTTTTACAAACAAAAATAGAACTTGATGCTAACACCTATGCAAATGTGCAATCAACAATAACTAATGTTACTTTAGGTGATGGAAATGCAATCACTATAACTACCAGTAAAGAACCTAAATCTTATTATGATTATGAGATTGAAGAAAATGAAAAGAAAAGAACTATTAATATTTTGAAACCAGAATTTGTAACTTTCATTGAAAATGACCTTAAAAAAGTTTTTAATTTTATTTAATAATGATTGAAATATCGCAATCAACACAATTTAAGATACGCCAGCTAGAAATTGTATCCAAAGTAGGAACAATTGATGTTAGTGGAATATTTGATGAATTGAACATTTATGATAGCATAATGATGCCGTGTATGTCTGGCAATATTATTATTCGTGATGCTCTTGGATTGTCTAGCCGGTTGTATTTTGATGGTAGCGAATACCTCAATATTAATATTGGAAAAGAAAATGAAGAAGATGTCACCTCTTTCAAAAAAACATTTAGAATATACCGACAATCGGATAGAAAGAATATAAATCAAACATCTGAAATGTATGTTCTTCATTTTGTTTCTGAAGAATTAATTTATTCAAAGCAACAAAAAATTATACAGACATATACTGGAAACCACCATGAAGCTGCTGTATCAATACTAAAAGATTATTTGAAGGTTAAACAGGTGGTTGGTAAAATTGGAATTATTGAACCATCTAAAGGCATTCACACTTATAATTTTCCAAATATGTCGCCATTTGAAGCATTAAATTGGTTGGCTCAACGAGCTATTAGTAATGAAGGATTATCCAATTTTATATTCTTTCAAAATAAATTAGGATATAATTTTGTTTCATTATCTAAACTAATAACTCAAAATGTTTTATTTGATGTTAATTTTAATCCTAAAAATTTAACTCCATCTTTGGCACAAGAACTTATTGGTGCTCGTGATGTTAGGATTGGTGAACAACATAATTTGATTGATAATATTCAAAATGGAGTTTATGCTGGAACATTTATTGGTTTTGATCCATTGACAAGAAAAATTACAACAAATAAAATTGATTTTCAAAATATATATAAAAAAAGTAAACACGCCAATAAAAATCCAAATATTACAGCAGCTAGAAATAGAGATGGGTTGGATGGTAGTCAAATGTATAATTCTAAAATTAGTCTTTATCCGTTTCAATCAACACGCATAGATAGTTCATATACAAAATCAAATGATAATATTACAGCAACAATTATTGATGATACGCATAATTATATTTTTCAAAGACGAGCTATATTTAAAAATTTAATGCAAAGAAAGGTTCAAATGGTGTTACCTGGAAATTTTACAATAACTTCAGGCCTCAACTTAAATTTAATGATGCCATCTAGAGCTATATCCGATGATAATTCAAATCCATATGATATATCTTTATCTGGAAAATATTTAATTATTGGTGCACGACACATAATTAAGTATGATAAACACGAAACGGTTGTTGAAGTTGCTACAGATTCTTCAGATAGACCACTTATTGATTCAAGTAACCAAGATACAATTCAGGCTGAGTTAGAATAATGGTTAATAAAAACTTTGCTGGTAAAAATGGATTCATTTGGTGGGTCGGTGTGATTGAAAACCGAGTTGATCCAATGGCGGTTGGTAGATGTCAAGTAAGGATTTTTGGTTGGCACCCGCAAGAAAAGAATTTATTACCAACAGATAAATTACCATGGGCTCAAGCAATGTATTCACTTAATAGCTCAAGGTCAATTACAACCGGACCTAGAGTTGGAGATTGGATCGTTGGATTTTTTATGGATGGTGAATTAGGACAAATGCCCGTGATGATGGGTGTATTAGCTGGATTAAAGGTTTAAGGAGAAAATATGCCAGTAAATGTAGAACAAAATAAACCTGTGTTGGCCCAAACACTTAATCAAAATAATATTATTGTTGAAACTACTCCACCAACAAACATATATCAAACAAAGGCAGATGAACCATCTCAAACTTCATTAGAAGGTATGGGTGATATTAAAAACAGCAGCATAGCTGTGTCTAATAATAACAAAGTTCATATCTGTGATACAACACTTTATATTAGACAAAAAATTAATCTTGGTAAAATAGCCAAAACAGTTATTACTGCTATTAGAGATGCTATTAAAGAGATAATGCTATTTTTAGGTATCACTCCTGGTTCTAATGCTTTGGTGGAAGACTTGAAGGCTTTATCTCGTTATATTAGAGATAAAATAAAAATACTTAAAGAAATTAATACAGCTATTGATACTTTTATTATTCTTGTTCGTGAAATTAAAGCCGTGATTGAATATATTTTGAATTTACCTGCAAGATTGATTTCTTATTTTCTTGGTTGCTTAAAAGAAGCTTATGCTGAATTAGCTAGACAATTTGCAGATGTTATATCACAAGCTTCTAGTGCCGCTAATGATGCTACTGGCGGTATAATTGATGCTACAAAAGATGTAATAAAAGCAACAGGCGAATTGATAACAAATGCTGCAGCAACTGCAGCAAAAGCAGCAACTGCTGTTCCAACTGGATTAACATCAAATAGCACAGCAGCAGAAAAAGCCAAAGCAGAACAATTTGTAACAAGTGCTTATTCTGATTACAAACCTGTAACTGATTTTAAGACAGCATAAATTATGGCAGATATTCCAAAAGGACCAGCAAAATATGAATGGACTGAACCAGATTCAGCTCATAATGCTAAGTATCCATATAATAATGTAATGCAAACTGAGAGTGGTCACCTTCAAGAGTTTGATGACACACCTGGCGCAGAAAGAATTAGAACACAACACAAAGCTGGAACATATACTGAAATACGGCCAGATGGCACAGAGGTGCATAAGATTGTTGGCGAAGGTTTTGATATTACAGTAAGTAACAAAAAAGTTTCTATTGGTGGATTTTGCACAGTCACTATTGCTGGTGATTCTGTATTAGAAGTAAAAGGAAATGTTTTTCAGCGTGTTAAAGGTGATTATAATTTAGTAGTTGAAGGTGATTATAACCAAACAGTTATTGGTGAAACAAAAATATTAACTGGTAAAGATATGGATATTGGTACAGTCAATCCTAGTTCTGGCCAAGTTACACTCTTAGCTGGAGAATCATTTTCTATTAACAGCGATTTAGTTGTTTACGGTGGAATTTCTGGTGACTCTGTTCATTCAAAAGGAGCAGTAAGTGCTGGTACAGGTATTCATGCTGGTCTTCCAGGCTCAGCTAATCCTGTTGCGGGCATTACAACACTTGGCGGTATTAATGCTGGATTTCCTCCACCACAAGCTACAGTTCCTGGTGTTATAAATGCTTCAGTATTAGTTACAGCACCAGCGGTTGTTGGTTCTATAATTACTTACGGTGGTGTTTTAATGGATCCTTTCGCCGGAGCTCCAAAAATACGATTTGATTTATATTTACTTGACATGGCGTTTAATTCTCATGTGCATCAGGTTTTAGCAGTTACAGCAGGCGCTACTACCAGAACATCAAGTCCGCCAACAATACCTATTTACCCTTAATGGAATATTATTATGACAGTTTATGATAGATTAGGATACAATTTTCCAACAGCACAATTTGGTAGTGCATCAACTTTATCTGATGGTGCTAAGAACACACTAGGTGTTATAGCTAATAATACGCCAACTATTCCAACTTGGCAAAAAACTGACTTAGCTGCTGGCCCAATTACTAGAACAAACTATTTTTATAATCGAGCCGCAACATATTGTGATACCATTAAAACAAGTGCTGATAGCATTAAAGAAAGTGCAAATTTAGCTGGTAACGCTAGTTTAGTGGCTTCAGCGGCTGCTCTTTCTACTTCAGTTAGTGCATTTAAGTCACACACTAATAATATATCTGGAGTATCTATTGTAACAAGTGCAAATACTCCATCTTATGATTCTGCTTCTGCTATTGGCCAACAATCAATGATGACATTAACTAGAACTGATGGCCAGCAAACGGACACAACACCAATTCTTGGTTCATTTACAAGCCTGTTTATTCAAGATACACTATCTTCTAATGCTGGTGTGCTATCTGGTCAATCAACTGGATTTGCATCCAGTATAACAGTTATTTCAGGAGTTGATGGTAATGGTGATCCAACAACCACATTTACAACCAGCTATAGCGGAGCACAAATGAGTGATATTCAAAGTTATGTGATTAGCACAACTTCGGTACTGGATACTAGACGAACACACGACTTTACATTTTATAATAATTCAGTTCAAGTAGCCAAAGATAATGGATTTTTATCACAGTTTACTAGTATGGGTGGAACAAACACATACCTTGTAAATAATGTGTGTGGAACAGATAGCTTAAAAGCTAAATTAGCTTCAGCGAATACCGCATAAATAAGAAATGGCAACCATAACAACAAACATAGTTCGTGAATTTAGTGATTTGGACCTGAATTTTACTATTCATCCAATCAGAAAAGACATCAACAGAGTTACTGGTGATATGGCTGTGATAGCCTCCATTAGAAACCTAGTCCTCACAAATCATTATGAGCGACCATTCCAACCAGATGTTGGAAGTAATGTTAGGCGTCTTTTGTTTGAAAATATGGACAATCTTACTGCAGCCTCAATAGAAAGTGAGATAGCACAAACAATAAAAAACTTTGAGCCTCGAGCAAGAATATCAAGAATTACTGCATATGCTGATTTTGACAAAAATGGATTTAGTGTTCAATTAGAGTTTTTTATTGTTAATAGAACCGAACCGATTACAATTAATTTTTTC